TCAAGATACTTGATAATGAACAAATTAATACTATAAAAGATAGTTTGAATAAAGGTGGAAGAAAATGAATGAAATTGATTGGCAGCCCGAAAGGATGCTGGAAGTAAAATTAAAAGAACCAGATGATTTTCTAAAGGTTCGTGAGACATTAAGTCGTATTGGAGTTGCATCTCGTAAAGAGAGAAAACTCTATCAGTCGTGTCATATCCTACATAAACAGGGACGATACTTTATCGTACACTTTAAAGAGTTATTTGCTCTTGATGGTAAGGACACAAATATAAATCAGAACGATATTGAGCGAAGAAACTCTATTGCATCACTACTAAGTGATTGGGGTTTAATTGAACTAATGGGTGAAGCAGAACCTAAAGCACCACTATCACAAATCAAAGTGATTGCGTTCAAAGAAAAGAATGAGTGGGACTTAGAAACAAAATACAATATCGGCAAGAAAAGAGAAGCTTAAATTGACAGAATCATTCTCACAATTTATCACTGAAGCACCAAAAGAACAAAAGTATAAAGTGATTAATTTGGTGCATGACACACCAGATGACCCTAATAAAACTGGTGATGAAATAGAACGTCAAGCAAAAAAAATGGGTATTGATATTTACCAGTTGAATATTGAATATGGTTACTTTACTGTTAATGAAAAGGGAAACTTAGTTGCACACAACTATAGTGCTGAGGTAGACCAGAAAGCAGTTCATAGAGGAAAAAGTAAAACTTCAGAACATGATGAAAAGGGTTGGGAAGTAGACCCAGAAAATACTATTTGTTTTTGTAGGATTGCAGCTAGACCTAGAGGTAATAGACTTGCAGAACAACTAAGAATTTATGGTGTGAAAACTATTAATTCTGCATTTACACATTTAATTTGTGATGATAAATGGTTAAACTATCTTGCAATGGAAAGAGCTGGACTCAAACAACCAAGAACAGCATTACTTACCCATGAAGATAATATAGACTTACCTATAAAAACAATTGGTGGTAAGTATCCTATGATATTGAAAACTGCTGAAGGAACACAGGGTGTTGGAGTTATCTTTATTGATTCCAGAAAAACATTACTTGCAACCATGCAGTTGATTACTAAGATAGACCCCAATATTGCGATGCTAATACAAGAATTTATTAAGACACCATACGATGTAAGAGTTATGGTTTTGAATGGTGAAGTTGTCGGACAACTCAAACGCCCTATTATTAGTGGCGATTTTAGAAGTAATATAAGTCAAGGCAATGAACCAGAAAAAATGGAATTGACAGAGTTAGAAAAGTCTGAGTGCCTAAAGGCTGCTGAGTCTGTTAAGGGTAAATGGTTGGGGATTGATTTTATTCCATCAGAGGATAGAAAAAACAAACCCCCATATTTTATCGAAATCAACGGTTCGCCGGGCACAGGACATATTGACGAACTAAATGATATTAATATTTCTAAACTTGTTTTAGAAACATTTAAGAACCGTAGTAACTGGTGAAGGAAAAACAATGACACTACTTGAAGCAATTAAGAAACATAACGAAGGTAAGATTGCACTACATAAAGCAAATGTTGGTATCTACCTAAAGAATCCTGCTGGTATTGGGGAACACTCCGATATTGCAGAAGCAGTAGAATGTGAATTAACAAAGATTGCACATTCACAAGATATTATTGATATGATTGAGAAACACTTTTCAAGTGAGGAACAATTACCACTTTTCTCTTGACATTCTGCCTTAAACCGTATATAATGAAACTCTTTGATAAGGAAATATGTCTTGAAATTTTACACTCACGTTGCCCAATGGGGTAATCAACTTCTTGTTCGTGGATACAAAGATGGTGTTCGTTCTAACTACAAGGTTAAGTACGAACCCACTCTTTACGTTCCTGTAAAGAAGGAAACTGGATTTACAACTCTGGATGGCAAGAATGTCAATCCTATGAAGTTCCTTACTATTAAGGAAGCAAAAGAGTTTGTAGAACTTTATTCTAGTCAGCCACACCTCGTGTTTGGTATGACACAATTCCCATATACATATATTGCAGAACAATATCCTAAACAGATTCAATTCGATTCTGAGAAGATGCGTATTGTTACTATCGATATTGAAGTTGAGTGTGAGAATGGTTTCCCCCATGCAGAACAAGCTGCAGAACCTATGTTGTCTATCACTATCAAGAATCACGACACTGGACGTATCAAAGTGTGGGGATTACATGAATACAAAAATGATAGAGAAGATGTTCAGTACATTCAATGTGCAACTGAACGTGAACTGCTAGCACAATTTCTTGCATGGTGGGAATCTGACCATCCAGATATTATTACTGGTTGGAATACAGAATTCTTTGATATACCTTATATCTGTAACCGTATCAAATCTCAAATGGGTGAGGACGCAATGAAACGTCTTTCTCCTTGGGGTGTTGTTGATGCTCGCATGGTGGGTTCTGGTTTTGGTAAGAAAGACCAAGTGTACAATATCCTCGGTGTTGAGAACATCGACTATCTACAACTATATCGTAAATTTACTTATACTAATCAAGAATCATATCGTCTTGACCATATTGCATTTGTCGAACTAGGACAACGCAAAGATGAAAATCCATATGAGACATTTCGTGATTGGTATACTAAAGACTATCAGTCGTTCCTTGACTATAACATCATGGACGTTGAACTGGTAGATAGACTTGATGAGAAGATGAAACTCATCGACTTAGTTCTAACCATGACGTATGAGGCAAAAGTTAATATCTCTGACTCATTTACGTCTGTTAAGTATTGGGATGTACTAATCTACAATCATCTACTAAAAAGTAAGATTATCATTCCACAAAAACTTGGACACAAATCCAAGGGTGAGAAGTTTGTTGGTGCTTATGTAAAAGAACCACAAGTAGGACAACACAAATGGGTTATGTCTTTTGACTTAAACTCTCTGTATCCTCACTTAATTATGCAATACAATATTTCCCCAGAGACGTTGTTGGCAAAACAACTTAATCTTGGTGATAACTCTGTTGATGATTTGATTGCACAAAAATTTAAAATCAAAGACATGCTTCCCCCCAATGTAACGATGACACCAAACGGTGCATTGTTCAGTAAAGACAAACTAGGTTTCTTGCCTGAGATGATGCAAGAGATGTATAATGACCGTACTATCTACAAGAAAAAGATGTTGGATGCTCAACAGAGATATGAAGATACCAAAGATGCTAAATACTTAAAAGACGTATCAAAGTTTCAGAATATTCAGATGGCAAGAAAGATTTCATTGAACTCTGCTTATGGTGCGATTGGTAATGAGTGGTTTAGGTATTATGATTTGAGGATTGCAGAAGGTATTACTACATCTGGACAGTTCTCTATTCGTTGGATTGAGAAATCTATTAACATGTATCTAAACAAACTCCTAAAAACAGATGGAGAAGATTATGTTATTGCATCGGATACAGATTCGGTATATATTACTTTTGACAAGTTGGTTAGTACTGTGCTTGAAAAAAGAACAGATGAGTCGGAGAGTGAGTATCGTGGGAGGGCGGTGGACTTCCTTGATAGAGTTGCTCAAGAGAAAGTTGAACCTTTTATTGATAAGAGTTATCAAGCTCTTGCTTCTTATGTAAATGCATATGACCAAAAGATGCAAATGGCACGAGAGGTTATTGCAGACAAGGGTATCTGGACTGCAAAGAAAAGATACATTCTTAATGCATGGGATATAGAAGGGGTTCGTTATCAAGAACCCAAACTCAAGATTATGGGTATCGAGGCAGTTAAGTCTAGTACTCCTGCTCCTTGTCGTGACAAGATTAAAGAGTGTCTAAAGATTATTATGTCTGGTACAGAAAAGGATGTAAACAACTTTATCCAAGACTTTCGTGAAGAGTTTATGAAGTTGCCTCCAGAAGAGATTGCATTCCCTCGTTCTGTTAATGGACTAAAGAAGTGGAGTAGTAGTTCTGGTATCTTTCAGAAAGGTGTTCCTATGCATTGTAAGGGCGCACTGCTTTACAACCACTATACTAAGATGAACAAACTTAATAACAAGTATCCTCTTATACAGGAAGGTGACAAAATCAAGTTCTTAAATATGAGACAACCTAACCGTATGTCATCCAATGTGATTTCATTCATTACTAAGTTGCCTACAGAACTAGACTTGCATAAGATGATTGACTATGATTTGCAGTATGAAAAGTCTTTTGTTGAACCTTTGACGTTTATTATGAACCAGATTGGGTGGAATATTGACCGTTCTTATGGAACACAGACAACATTGGAAGATTTTTTTGGATAAATGCCTTGACATTTGTTGGCAAAACAAGTATACTATAGGTATAAATTATGAAAGAGGAAGTGAATGAAATATTTTAGATACACACTAGATGAACTAAAAGAATCGTCTGACAGAAAGTTATTTGATTACATATCATTTTTTGCAGGCGGTGGTGGTTCTTCTGCTGGGTATAAACTTGCAGGCGGTGACTGTAAATTCGTTAATGAGTTTCAACAGGTTGCAGTAGATACCTACTTAGAGAACTGGCCAGAAACTCCAGCACATATCTGTGGTGACATTAAAGATGTTACTGGTGCAAAGATTATGGAGATGACAGGACTGAAAGAGGGAGAACTTGATATACTTGACGGTTCACCACCATGTCCACCATTCTCTATGTCTGGTACAAAGAAAGCAGGGTGGGGTAAAGAAAAAACCGCCTATGGGATGAAACAGAAAAACATTGAAGATTTGACATGGGAACAGATTCGTATTGCTGGTGAGATGAAACCAAAAGTAATTATCTGTGAGAACGTCAAAGGACTTACAATGGAATATGCAAAAGAACATTTACAGAGAATGGTAAATGATTTTGAAGCATTAGGTTATACAACAGTTTACAAAGTTCTAAAGGGACACAATCATGGTGTACCTCAGAAACGAGAAAGAGTGTTTATTGTTTCAGTAAGAAATGATGTCTTGGATAAAATCGGTGTACCATTTATGATACTCGAAAGTTTGATTTTTCCAGAACCAGAAACACATGTCACCACTATTAAAGATGCAATTTGGGACATTCAACAAAACAATGCAAATGCTGTAGAAGCAATTGAACTTGTTGAGTCGATGACCAAGAGCGCTAAATATAAGTGGATGAAGAGATTACCAAAGAATCCAGACAAAGTGGTTTCTGTTGGTGATGACGTAGTTGGGCCTTGGTATGATAAGGTTATTGCACACAGAATTAAATGGGGTAAGACTGTACCAGAAAGAAAGAGTTCGTTCTTTCAATCTCGTAGAGTTCCTTGGAATCAAGCATCTCATACACTTTCTGAACAAGGACTACAAACAAGTCTTGCAGTTCACTTGCACCCAGAAGAAGATAGGGTATACACAACAAGGGAAGCATCAAGACTAATGACTTTGCCAGAGGATTATAAATTCACTGGTACTCTTAATGAGAAACTAGCAAGAATCGGTTTAATGGTTGCACCACTACAAATGAAGTATCTCGCTGATGAGATTTACGAAAACATCCTTAAACCCTATAAGGAAATGGAACAATGAAAAAAATTACGGTAGAAAAAGACTTAGGACAAAAAGAAACATATGATAAATGGAACGGTAAGTTCCTAGACGAGTCTGCATATGATGAGGTAATTAAGGTTACTGATACAGATATGGGGGTAATGAAACCAATTCATTCATTAGATGGTTCTGATGTTCCTCTTGCATATGTTATCACTAATGCCTTTCCACAAGAAAGTAAGATTAGAGATATTCTAACAACAATTGAAGATACATCTACAATGA